ATACTTGAAAGTGCAGACAAACTTGAGAACAAAGAGTATGGAACAGTAGAAGGTATTATTAAAGCGGCAACAGAGATCGGACTTGCTAAAAACTTTGGTACAAACTATTGGGATGATCCTGCAGGACGTATTCAAGCAATTAAAGATAACAGAGGACAGAACAGTAGTGGTTGGGATACATTTGATAGAGTATTGTATGGCGGATTTAATCCAGGCGAACTAAACATTTTTGCAGGTGGTAGTGGTAGTGGTAAGAGTTTGTTTATGCAAAACTTGGCATTGAACTGGGCATTGCAAGGAAAGAATGTGGTGTATATTAGTTTAGAACTTAGTGAAGAACTGTGTGCTATGAGACTGGATGCTATGCTTACAGGTATGAGCACCAAAGACGTAATGAAGAATAGCAGTGATGTAGAATTGCGTGTCAAAATGGCTAGTAAAAAAGCAGGCAAATTGCAAGTAATACAAATGAAAAATGGTACTACTGTCAATGACATCAAAGCATATATGAGAGAATACCAAATACAACACAACTTGCATGTTGATGCATTGCTGGTTGACTACTTGGATCTTATGATGCCAGTAACAGTAAAAGTTAATCCAAGTGATCAATTTATTAAGGACAAGTTTGTTAGTGAAGAATTGCGTAACCTAGCAACTGAGTTGGGTATATTGTTTGTAACAGCTTCGCAGTTGAATCGTAGTGCAGTTGATGAAATTGAATTCGACCACAGCCATATTGCAGGCGGTATAAGTAAAATCAACACTGCTGATAACTTGATTGGTATATTCAGCAGTAGGGCTATGCGAGAGCGTGGCAGAGTACAAATACAGTTTATGAAAACTAGAAGTAGTAGTGGAGTAGGCAGTAAGCTAGACTTGGCATTTAATATGGACAGTTTAAAAATCGAAGACTTAGACGAAAGTGAACAAGATGATACAAATACAACTAGCATATATCAAAAATTAAAAACAAAAAGTAGTGTTGCGCCAGCAGGAGAAAATATTACAGAGAATAATATGGATGCAAACCCACAGGTTGATGCAACAGACAGACTTAAAAACTTATTGAGGAAAGCAGACTAATGAAGATCAGACAAGCAACAAAAAAAGAAATAAAAAAACATTTGCCAAATGATCCAGTTAGACCACATATTAAAAATGAGTGGCGTACTTCATTTGGAAGAGAAGTACTTGTATTGGATAACGATGGAGAAGTAGATGCAGTTATCTGTGTTGCATATACTGATGAGATACCAAAATCAGAAAGAGATTTAAACACTCCTGGATTTGATGTAGCAGTTATGTATACTGTGTGGAGTTATAGAAAAGGTGCAGGTAGAGAACTAGTTAATCAAGCACTCACTATGTTAAAAGCAACTAAACCAATGGTTCAAAGATATGTAACACTAAGTCCACTTACAGACGTAGCCACAAGATTCCATCAATCCAATGGTGCTTTCAACATTGGTAGACATGAGGATTGTCAAAATTTTGAATATTTTTAAAAGTAAAACTGCTGAAGCAAAGGTGTCGTGTACCTTATCTTTTATTATTTTTGATTCTGAACTACAAACACTGTGTATTAAGAATGAGTCATTATTATGAGCCTATGTTTTGCCTGTAATTTGTGTTTGCATGCCATTGATGATTTTGCTCTTATTTTAAATGGATCCTATGTTCATTCTCAGGATTCTGCAACTGCTATAAGTGCTGATCACCAATGCTCCAGCACAGATATTTACTAAATACTATTGATATGAAGCGTAAAACACGATCAATTTTGGAAGAAATAAATGCAATGTCGCCTAAACGTGACACTAAGCATATTGTTGAATCCAATGGACAGCAAGTTATTGTTACTGCTATCAATTTAATAAATTTGATCAACGAAAGTTTTGATGTGGAAACTGCGGCTGATTTAAATAAGCGTTTAATAAATGCAATCAGAACTAAAGATCCAAAGAAGTTTCAAAGAGGTATTGGTAGAGTAGACAAATGAAAATAAAAGAGATACTTAGTGGTACAAAAAAACGGCTCGAACGTGGTAGTCGTAAGTCACGTAAAAAAGGTAAAAGTCTAATTAAAAAACTTAGAGAAGGTGGAAAAATATTTCCCAATGCACTACCTTTTGACCATGCAAAAATTCCAGCACTAATGAAACAGATCAATAGTGTACTATCTAAGACAGGTGCTAAAGCTATTCCAATTGGATCAGGTGCAACACCTACTAAAGGAAAAATTAGTGGTGACTTAGATATGGTAGTTGATATGGATCAGCTAAAGCAACATTTCAATATGGAAGATGCCGAAGATAAAATTATCAGACAAAAACTAGAACAGTTATTTGGACTAGCAGGATTTACTACAAAGAAGAGTGGTACTAGTGTACATGTTGAAGTTCCTGATGGTAATGAAACACATCAAATTGATATTATGGTTGTACCTAATGCAGAAACAGCTAGCAAGTTTCATACACACAGTATTCCACAAGGTAGCAAGTTTAAAGGTGCAAACAAAATGATAGCAATAGCTAAATTAGCTGGTTATCAAAATAAGTTATGGTCACCTTATCAAGGATTGTTTAGCAGAGATGAAAATGGTAAAAAAGCTGATTTTATATCTAGTGACTTAGACGAAATAGCAAGAACATTAATAGGCCCTAATGCCTCAAGAAAAGATTTAGGCAGTGTCGAATCCATTATGGCGGCATTGGGCAAAGAAAAAGGTGATGCATTGCTAGCAGACTTGCGTGGTGGAGCAAACTGGAAAGAGCTTGATTAATGAGAGCCAATCAATTTCTAACTGAAGCTACTACTAGTAAAGGTAGAGAGTACAATCATTTAGAAGACCTAGTTACATTTGAAGGTAGCAGAGGTGCGTTAAAAGCCGCAGAGATACTAACACGACTAGGACAAGATTCCAAAGATGTTAGCATCAAGTGGGACGGAAATCCAACTATATTTTGGGGAAGAGAACCAAACGGTCAATTTGTAATGACTGGTAAAAATGGCTGGGGCAAAAACAAAACAACCAGTAGTGGCGAACTACAAGACTTTATTTTGAATACAGGCAAAGGCGAAGATTGGCGTAAAGACTTCGCCGGAGAAATGGCAGGAGTGTTTGAGATACTAGAAGCTAATACACCCACTGACATGAAAGGATATGTATACGGAGATTTACTGTATACTCCACGCAAGCCAGTAACAAGCTCACAAGCAGGATTACAGTTTACACCTAACAAAGTTACATACACTGTTGACCCTACAAGTACGTTAGGTAAACGTATAGCGGGCAGTACAGTGGGCGTAGTAGTACACACATACCATGATGCATTTGGAGATAAGACAGGTACTCCGATCAAAGATACTAAGAGTATCAATAGTAATGCGGTAGTGGTACTAGGACAAACATATGTAACACATCAACCCAAAGTTGATACAAGTGCAGTTCAAGAGATAGTTAGTACGGCAAATGCGAACGCACAAATAATAGACAATTGGTTAGCGCCGGAACAGGGACTGAGTAGAAAAGATGCAATACTCTATAACTATGTTAACCAAATGACCAAAACAGGTAAGTTAGACCAACTCAGGACAGGATTTTATGATTGGCTAAAAACCAGCAAGGTCAGCCAAGGACAGCAAGCAAAACTTATGGCAGGAGACGACAAAGGTCTTAATGCTATATTGGATCTTGTTGTGAAAATACAAAATATGAAAAATGATCTTATTGACCAACTAGATAACTCAGGTGCTGATGTTACTGCTAGTACAGGCGGTGAACGTGGCGGAGAAGGCTATGTCGCAACCAGGGATAAAATTAAATTAGTTCCTAGACATAGATGGACACCTAATTAAATTAATACATAAAAAAGAATGGCGTGAAGTTTATGATGATGGCAAGTACATTATCAAAAAAACTAAGCCTGATGCATTTAATTTTGAAAAATACAAGCGTTTTCAACTAGACAATCCTTGGTGTGTAAAAGTACACAGTTTCGAAGATGGTGTTATCGTAATGGATAAAGTAGAAGGTGTAGCTTGGCAACAATACAGAACACAATTAACACGGCACCAATTGTGGAATATCTGTGTAGTGCATAGAAACATAGTTGTAAAAAGTTTTTTTGATTTTATGGATAAAGATTACATAGATCCAAATCAACCTGTATTTTATCATAGAGATGCAACAAACGGTAATTTAATTATGCAAGGAGACAAGCCAATTTTTGTTGATCCTGACGGAACTGTAACTATGCCTTGGGATATGTTTTTGCAAAGGTGTGGAGAACAAACACAACAATGGTTTAATGAATATTTGTACTGGGCTCATAGGAACGATAAATAATATTATGGAACACAAGAAACAGTATACATTAGAACAATGGTCAGCAATACAAGGTGGACATGAAATGCCAGAAACATCCAAGACGCAATATAGTTTTATAGGCGATATATTAGAAAGCAAAATGTTTAGAAGTAAAGGCAAAGTTGAAGGTAGTAATGCTAGAGACATGGCTGATTTTGCAATGATGAACATGTTGGCATTATACATATTAAGCAACGAATATGACTTTGCTCCAGCGGCACAAGATTACGCAAAAAGAACTATGATGTATGGAAACTTTAATAGTTTTAGAGCAGGAGGCACTGATTTAAATATTGCACTAACTGCCGTAAGAAATGGTATGGCAGATAGCGGTGAAAAGAATAAGTTACAAAGTAGTAAACTTGAATTCAATGATGTTAAAATAAAAGCATTTTTGAATACTATGAAAGCAGGAAGGAAACCTGCTAGTATACAAAGTTTCTTTATGAGATTAGAAAAAGACTTGGATATACAGAATAGTAATTACCGTAGCATTAGGAGATTAGTCCAAGATTGGCCTCGTTTGAATAAAATGCAAAAACAATTAGTTATAACTAGAATGATGCAATTCTTTAGAGCAAAAGCATTGCGTAGTGAATTGTACAGTTATATTAGAGACATGAGTAGAAGTCAAGGACTTGAAGCTAAAAACGCACACAATGCCGAACAGCCAAGAATGAGAGGTTCGGATACACTAGCTAAGATTGCAATGGCAACAGGAGCGATTGCAGGCGGGTATGCATTAGGTAAAAGTATAGGCAGTGGGATATCTGGAATGGATAAGTTTGCAGGTATGAGACAAAAGATAACAACGAAAGACTATAGCGGCTCGAACTAGTAATGTTAAGTTTTGTAGCATATACGTTAGTTGATATTAGCAATACAAATGAATCAAGACACGATAGAAATAAAATTAAGTTCTTCCAACAACAAAATCTAAACACACTAATACAAACAATAGGACTACGAAGTCAGCCATTAGAATCTTCTATTAGTGTATTAATGGCACAAGATATAGTTGATTATGGCTTCGGAAAACAGTATCATGGACTACATACAGTATGGCAATTAGTGTTTAGTATAGAGCATTACGAAGTATTAGACGATATGACTACTTTATTACAAGATTGTAATGGAATACCAATATATACAGGTTTAGAAGAGACAGCTGAGTTATACAGCAAGTGTTTTGAAACTACTGGACCCATTAACTTATGTTTTAAAAGATACATCGATATTCGATAAATATGTTTATAGAAAATAATATTTAGGCAAAAACTAAGGCTCCGTCAAAAATCTAACTATTTCTATCCGTCAAATTGATTCGACCGTCAAAATTTTGACCGTATCAAAAACGAGAAAAAACAAGATAAGTAATAGTATAAGAACAAACATAAGGCAGAAACAACTGGCAAACATAAAATAGATAGCAAACAAACAATGTTACAGTAGTAACGAGAAAAGCTGAACTATGTCAACCACAGAACTCGAACGAACAAATTTGGAAGCCCATGTTGATCTTTGTGCAGAAAGGTACAAAGGATTGGAGACACGTTTGGAAAACGTCGAAAAGGCAGTAAAGGATCTCCACATGGAGATGCGCCGTATGCATGATGAAAATATTAAAAATCATCAAAGCACTAATAAAATAATGTTGGGTGCCGCCGCTACCGTAACAGCAGGCATACTATCAACAATCATCGTATTGTTAATGAATTAAATTTCACATAAATAACTGTATGAACTTAAACGAACTTGATAACATAGATGTGGTCGAAGCACAACTGATATGGGCAAGAAAAGGTAACAATCTTACTCGTAAATATCGTTGTGTAGTAGGCAAACGTGCAGGAAGAATTGTTAGCAAACCTGGACAATGCAGTGCTCCTATTGATATTAAGAAACGTTTAGTGTTGAAGAAAACAAAAGCTCGCATGGGTAAACGTATGGCTCGTAAAGCTCAAAGGACCAAAAGATTCAATCCAGCAAGTAAAGCACTTAAAAGATTGAACAAGCGGAGAAAATAACATGAAGATAATGGACATTATTGATAACAAGTACACAAAGAATGACACATGGATTAAAGACGGTGTTCTGATGTGCAATAAGGATTGCTGTGGAGCACCAGTAAGTGAATGTTCATGTGATTCAAGTTGTAAAAAATGTAACTGCTATAATCTTAAAGAGCAAGGTATAGAAGAACGTTATGGAATGCGTGGTGCACCTGTAGCACAAGGCAGGGATCAAGCAGATGATATGATGAATATGAATAAACGTGCAAATAATAAAATGCAAGATCAAAACAGAGAAATGAATATCAGAAATTCCAGTAAGAATCGTAGAAATGTAAGATTATCCAAAAAGATAGCTACTGGACTTCCGCAGAGAATACTTAATCCGCAACAACCACAAGCACCAGAAGGACAAGGCTAATGAGAGCAATGGTAACCAAAGGCGGATTGTATACTTGGCTTAATGTAAGAGAAAACAAGTTCATTGAAGAAAAATTTGAAAATGTTGAATTACTAGAGAAAAAAGATTTAAATGAGAGAGAACAATATATAGCACAGACACTTGTTGGCAGAGGTATACTCGAAAGAAGTACAAAAAATAAAAAAACAACATATAAACTTAACACAAACAAATATGCGAGGTAATTATGGACCAACAAACAAAAGCTATGCACGATATTTTAACAAAACTTAAAGGTGTTGATAAAACTACACAAATTGTAGCGGAACGTGCAGAACAGGATATTGATCTCAATATAGCTATTAATCAGAAAATCACCGAAAACAGTGTTAGCGTACAAAATTATCGTATTGATATTGTACTACAAAAATTTGCAGACAAACAAAAAAGATTTTACAACATTTGTGAAAATAATAAAATTATTCACAAAGATATTGCGTTATTTGAAACAGCTATGGGAATTGTAAAAAACTTAATTCTTAATAAGCACAAAAAAGTAGAAGATCTACTTAAAGAAGACCTTAATTACAACAATGCATTGTACGAAGTTTATATGTATAAAACTAAAGCTCGAAAGGCTATTAATGAAGATGTAATGTTGGCAAAAATGAGTGCCGCACAAAATAGACTGCACACAGCAAAATCAAAAATATTAGAAAAACTATAAATACAATATAAGGAACGGGAATAGAAACATGTATCTAAACGATTTAAACTCAAGTCAACATAATGTAGATAAGTTGAACAAGATACTCGCTAATACATTTAAACACGATGTAAATTTGTCTGAGATGAGTACTGATTCGCTTAACAGAATGTTGAATACAACAAATGCCAAAATGATGGCAATTAAAGAAAGTGATCTCACATATTGGGAAAATGCACAGTATAATAAACTAGGGTTGATAGCACATCAACTAAAAACATATATTACTGAAATAGCTCCAACTAGGAATGATGGTAAGAAAATGAAAAAAGAAAGCACAGTTATGGAAGCTGACTTGGATCAAGCAGAAGTATTGCTAGCCGCTCAGGAACTAGTCGATGAACTTCAAGGTATGGTTGAAGACGTAGCAGAAATGCAAGTGCAGAAACTTATGCCAATTGTAGACGCAATGAAAGAACAAGTAGGTTTTGAAGTTGCTGAAGCATACAATAATGCCGCTGATGGCGCACTAGGTCAACTACTTGATGCAATGAAAACTGCTAAAGGTGCAGTTGAAAATGCAACACTAGCCGCTAGAGGTGAGCCAGTAGATATGCCAGCACCGACAGACATGGGCATGGATGATGCCGATATGGATCCGGAAGCACCAATGGATGACGACATGGGACCAGACGAGTTTGGTGGAGATGAAGCAGAAGCTGGTGAAGACAATGCAGTAGGTAGAGAACTTAAAGGTGAAAGTGCTTTAGCTAATATGGAGCGAGGTGCGTTAGCTGAAAAAAAGTTTTTAGAGAGTAAAGACAAGCTCTTTAAAATGGTTGAGAGTGGCCAACTGTCTCAAACTGATTTTATCAATGTTATTAACGAATTAGACCTAGCTGAAATGAAACCAGAAAAGTATTACACAGATCAAGGATATAAAGATCCTTATGCCAACGTTAGGAAATATCAGGATAGACCAATTCAAATGCAAACTGATAAAGGAATGGTAGACGTTACACCAGGTACAGGTAAAAAAGCTCCACAAGAGCCTAAGAAATTTGTACCTCTAGATCCTGTACCTGATGTAGGTAAAGATGCACCTGTTGTTAAGAAACCAAGAAGTGCCGGAGGATTACAAACTATGGATCTAAGAAAAGGTGATCAAGGTTATGATGCTATGCAGAGCTTTATAGGAAACATTTCTAATAAAAAACCAGATGCTAATCAAGGCGGCAGAGGCGGTATGTTTGGCGGTTTTATGCAAGGCGTTCGTGATAGAACTAAAATGTCACAGGAACTAGCAAGAAAAAATAGAGCAAGGCTGGCAGGAACGAGTACCTAATGCTTATTTGCGAAGTTTTGAATGAAGATCAAGGTGATATTTTAAATGACCTAGAAGAATTGCTTACTAGGGCTAAAGCCAATATGAAAACAAAAGTGCCAACTAATATGGTACTTGCAAAACTTCGTGCAATGGGCTACAGCATAGACATTACTAGTTTAATTGATATGCTAGCAACTATTACAATAGTTGGCTCAGCTAATAAAAAAGACATCACACTGGATACAGCATTACCCCGTTCCGATGCTGATCCAGAAGATGAAACTGTTAGCAAAATGGCACAAAAACAAATAGATAAGGACATGAACAAATGAGTTATAGTATAAATGCAACAAACGCTAGATTGATAGCAAGAGCGGATCTTACTATATTCAATGAAACCCAAGCCCTTATGAAACAAGTAATTACAGATGCAGATAATGGTTTATATGAAACAACTGTTAGTGACGGCACTGAAATGACAGAAAGTACACCAACTATTACAATTACAGGTAGTGCAGTGGCACCAACTATTACTGCAACACCGACTGTAATACTAGGTGGACAAACAATTACACTAGGAACAACTGGTCTAAGTTTAAATGCAGTCATAGCTGATATCAATGATGCTGGTGTAAGTGGACTAGTAGCTAGCAAAAATGCCGCCGATAATCTTGTACTAACATATACTGCACCAGCGGCAACTACATGGACATTTGTTGTAGGAGCAGGCACTGCAAATGCTGACTTAGGTTTAACAGCCGCAACTAGTACAGCAACTAATCCAGCAAGTTTTGATTATTTTAACTGTTGGCAAGGCAATGTTGCTAGTAGACCAAAAACTGATCAAATGAATCAAGTTATTCTTTACTTCCAGCAACTTGGATACACTATCGAACGTTTAAAAAATGTTACCACAGGTAAAACATTTAAATGGAAGATAAACTATTAAATTAATAAAGATATGGGAATCGCTTGACGGCGATAACAAAGCTGTAATATTCTGTATTGCACTATCTATTTTATTAGCTTATTTTGATCCAAGATGGCAAAGTTTTCATTGACATCAGTATAATTTTCTGTTACATTTAACTATGTTAAAAATTACTACACCCTACCCGTATAAAGAATTTAAACGTAAGAGTGTAGGCGGTAAACGTCTATACGAAAATCCTTATGGCGATCCTGTGCCTAGTGTAACAACTATACTCAGTAAGACCAAGGACATGACACATCTTAATGCTTGGAAAAAGCGTGTAGGTGAAAAGAAAGCACAAGAGATTGTAACTGAAGCCGCTAATGTTGGTACAGTTATGCACGAAATGTTAGAGTCATGGAGTCTTAACGAACAGTATACAGGCAAGAACTTGTTACAAGCTAAAATGATGGCTGAAACTGTTATTAAGAATGTAGAACCAGATATCAGTGAAGTGTGGGGTAGTGAAGTAAACTTGTGTTACCCAGGATTATATGCAGGCACTACAGACCTAGTAGGCATATACAAAGGTAATCCTTGTATTATGGATTTTAAACAAACTAACAAACCTAAAAAACGTGAATGGATTGACGATTACTTTATGCAAGCCGCGGCTTATGGAATGGCACATAACGAAGTGTTTGAAACTAAAATTGAACATGCGGCAATTTTTATGTGTAGTAGAGATTGCGACTGGCAACTGTGGGAAGTAGGTCCGGAAGAATTTAAACAATGGGAAGAAAAATGGGCAAAGAGAGTAGAAGAGTTCTACAACTTGTCATAAATACTGTATCAGGAGTAAACAATGGCTACAACAAGAATTAGTAAAATTAAAGTAAGACAAGGCAACTTTGCCGACTTACCTGTGTTAGATCCAGGTGAACTAGGATACGCAAAAGATAGTAGACGTTTGTTTATTGGTAATGACGTTGCTTCTATCGGAACTGGTAATGGTGTACTTACAGATTTTACAATTCCACTTGCGTTAAGCAAACCTAACATTACAACAGTATTAGTTGCAGGTAGTGCAGTAAATGCATCTACTTATACTATCTCAGGTACAACATTAACTTTTGCTAGTGCTCCGACAGGTGAAATTACAGTAGGATTTAATAGTGAGATTGACATTGTAAGTGATGTAACATTACCTAGTGAAATTAGTTTGCCTGCAAATGGTAGTAATGCACCTACAGGTTTTTCGGTCGATACTACATTGTATAATATTGTAGTAATGGATTATACTCTTGAAAGCACTAACGGTGTTAGAATTGGACAACTTCGTTTTGGCACAGATACTAGTGCAAGCACAAGCACTATTGCGGATAACAATACTGAAACAGCCGCAGTAGGAATTTCTTTTAGTGTAGATATTGGTACTGCTAATACAATGATACTAAAGTATACTGATGCAGATAACCTTATATCAAAATTTAAATATACATATCAATTGTGGAACAGCAACTAAAGAATCAAGCCTGGTATGAATCTCCAAGTATAAGACTTAGTTTATGGAGACAATTCCGTAAGGGGCTTGATACAAATAATACAGAACAGGTGTGCAAAACAGTAGTAGAATGGTGGAAGATGGCTCCTATAAGTAAAAGGACTATTGACCCTGTTGATAGTAACACATGGCCCACTCCTTGGGAAATGTTACACAGTGGAAATTTTTGTGATAACAGTATTGCATTAGGAATAAGTTATACTATATACTATGCCAATGAGAGCATACCTAATGAACTAATGTTTATTACAAGTAAGGAGAATAGCACACAGATTTTATGTGCATGGATTGACAATAAGTATCTGCTTAATTACGAACACGGATCGATAAGTACACTACCAACCGAAAACATATCGATCAGCTTCCGCAAGAAAATTGCGGATGTGATCAAATGCTGATACATAACTTGGTCCAAAAGAACAATAAGTACAGAGATACACAGATGAAAAGGAAAAACAATAATGAGTGAAATTCAAGTAATCAAACGAAATGGTAATAAAGACACATTAGATTTAGAAAAACTACACAAAGTAGTTTTTTATGCTTGCGAAAATATTAATGGTGTTAGTGCAAGCGAAGTAGAAATAAAAAGCAGTCTACAATTTTATAGTGGTATTACCAGTAGCGAGATTCAAGAAACACTTATCAAAAGTGCGGCAGATTTGATTAGCGAAGAACAACCAAACTATCAGTGGGTAGCAGGAAGATTAATTTGTTATCATTTGCGTAAAATGGTTTATGGGCAGTACGATCCATGGCATATATCAAAACTAATTAAAACTAATGTAGAGGAAGGATTTTATGATTCAAGTCTACTAGAAAAATACACCGACGAAGAGTGGAATGAATTAAATTCGCATCTTAGACACGACAGAGATGAAACTATGACCTATGCGGCTATGGAGCAATGGCGTGGCAAGTATCTTGTGCAGAATCGTGTAACAAACATAATCAAAGAAACTCCGCAGATGGCATATATGCTGATCTCGGCAACATTGTTTGCTGAGTACCCGAGAGAAACAAGATTGCAATGGGTAAAGGATTATTATGACGCAGTTTCATTATTTTATATTAGCCTTCCTACTCCTGTCATGGCTGGCGTTAGAACTCCACAACGCCAATTTTCGTCATGCGTACTTATTGAGACTGACGATAGTCTTGATAGCATCAATGCTACTACTAGTAGCATCGTTAAGTATGTTTCAGCAAAAGCAGGAATTGGAATCGGAGCAGGTAGCATTAGGGCTCTCGGAAGCCCCATTCGTAAGGGTGATGCTTATCACACAGGAGTAGTACCGTTCTACAAAATGTTTCAAAGTGCTACAAGGAGTTGTAGCCAAGGTGGTGTGCGAAACGGAGCGGCAACACTATACTATCCCATATGGCACTACGAAGTAGAAGACCTACTTGTACTCAAGAATAACAAAGGTACAGATGATAACCGTGTGCGTCATATGGATTATGGTGTACAGTTTAATAAACTATTTTATGAAAGACTTATCAGCAACGGAGAGATAACATTGTTCTCACCTAGCGATGTTCCTGGTTTGTACGAAGCATTTTTTGCAGACCAAGACAAGTTCAAAGAACTATACGAACGTGCAGAACGCAATACAAGACTACGCAAAAAAACAATTAGTGCAACAGAACTATTCAGTCAGTTTATGGAAGAGCGTAAAAACACAGGTAGAATTTATCTACAAAATGTTGACAATGCTAACAGTCACAGTAGTTTTATTGAGAGTGTAGCACCAATTAGACAAAGCAACTTGTGTGCAGAGATTGATTTGCCAACTAAACCACTTAATGACTTCAATGACGAAGATGGTGAAATTGCATTGTGTACATTGAGTGCAATCAATTGGGGTAAAATTAAAACACCTGAAGATTTTGCAAAGCCATGTGAACTAGCAGTTAGAGGACTTGATGCACTACTGACATATCAGGACTATCCGGTAAAAGCGGCTAAGACTGCTACAGAAGGTAGACGTCCTCTTGGTGTTGGTATTATTAACTTGGCATTTTGGATGGCAAAAAATGGTATGACATATACACAACCAGACTTAGAAATAATTGACGAGTTTGCTGAAGCATGGAGTTACTATTTGATCAAAGCAAGTGCAGACCTAGCTGAAGAGCAAGGTGCATGTTTGTGGAGCGATCAAACCAAATATCATAACGGGCTTACACCTAATCAAACATACAAGCAAGATGTAGACGAACTAGTCAAACACAAAGAACGTATGCCTTGGAAAGAACTAAGAGATCAACTAAAACGTACTGGTATTAGAAACAGTACATTAATGGCACTAATGCCAGCTGAGACATCAGCACAAATTTCAAATGCTACAAACGGCATTGAACCACCTCGCAGTCTTGTGAGTGTCAAGCAAAGTAAACATGGTGTACTAAAACAAGTGGTACCAAGTATACACAAGCTAAAGAACAAGTATGAATTACTTTGGGATCAATCAAGTCCTGAAGGTTATCTAAAAATTATGGCAGTATTACAAAAGTATATTGACCAAGGCATCAGCGTAAACACAAGTTACAATCCAACATTTTACGAAGATGAAAAAATTAGCATGAGTGAAATGCTAAGACATTTGATGATCTTCTACAAGTACGGAGGTAAACAGTTATATTATTTCAACACCTATGATGGACAAGGTGAATTAGATATTGACAAATTAAATGAATCAAGTAATATAACTGTAGACGAAGATGAATTTGAAGAAGAAGACTGCGAAAGCTGTGTAATTTAAGAAAGAGAGAAGATGAGTGTACTAAATGAAAAGGCACGGAACAAGCACCTCGAAAGTTTGATGTTCTTGGATCCTAATGGAGGCGTTGATATCCAACGTTATGATACATTAAAGTATCGTCAGTTTGATAAATTAACTGACAAACAGTTGGGTTTCTTTTGGAGACCTGAAGAAGTAGATGTGTTGCGTGATGCAAAAGACTTTAAAGAGTTGACAGAGCATGAACAACATATTTTTACTAGTAACTTGAAGAGACAAATACTACTGGATAGTGTGCAAGGTAGAGCGCCAGCCGACAGTTTTAATCCGCTTGTAAGTTTACCTGAGCTAGAGAATTGGGTAACAACTTGGACGTTTAACGAAACTATCCACAGTCGCAGTTACACACATATTATTAGAAATGTGTACTCAAACCCAAGTATTGTATTTGACGAGATGATGGAGATTGCACCTATTATGGATTGTGCAAGTGATATTAGCAAGCACTATGATGACCTAATTGAAATGGGTCAATGGTACAATTTACTAGGTGAAGGTACACACACTGTCAACGGTAAGAAGATTGTAGTTGACAAATACGAATTGAAAAAGTTAATATGGAAAGCTATGATGAGTGTAAACATTCTTGAAGGTGTTCGCTTTTATGTATCGTTTGCATGTAGCTGGGCATTTGCTGAACTTAAGAAGATGGAAGGCAATGCTAAGATTATTAAACTTATTTGTAGAGATGAGAATGTACATTTGGGCAGTACCCAAACATTACTAAAACTGATGCCCAAAGATGATCCCGACTTTGCTCGTATCCAAGAAGAAACTCGGGACGAAATGATCCAACTATTTGTAGATGCAGTAGACCAAGAGAAAGCCTGGGCAGACTATTTGTTTAAAGACGGATCAATGATTGGTCTAAATGCACAACTATTGGGTGAGTATGTTGAATGGACTGCCAATAAACGTATGACGGCAGTAGGACTTGACAGCCCATACAAAGGTGTAAGTAATCCTTTGCCTTGGACACAAAAGTGGATTGCAGGTGCAGAAGTACAAGTTGCACCACAAGAAACAGAAATTTCAAGCTATGTAATTGGCGGTACTAAACAAGATGTTAACGGTAGCACCTTTGCTGGAATGAAATTGTGATTACAGTATATAGTAAGCCATTGTGTCATTATTGCACAATGGCTAAACAATACCTTGAAACAAACGGATTCGAGTACGAAGAAATACGAGTGGATACTAATCCTGAAGCTAGAGAGTTTTTGATAAGTGAAGGGCATAGAACTATGCCTCAAATTTACAATAATGGAAAATTACTAGTAGCAGGAGGAGGGCAAGCACTTGTTCGTATGGATCCAAAAATGGTAAGAGAACTCATAGGAGAAATCGATGTTGGTGACATCCAATTATAAAAAGAATGATATTATAGGTATCAAATTAAGCACAGGTGAAGAAGTTGTAGCAAGATTCGAAAAATTTGATTCTGCTACTAATCAAAAAACACTTTACATTATCAAACCAACTGTACTAACACTAAATCCAGAGTCTGGACAAATAATGTTAATTCCTTGGTTAATGAGTATAGATGTACACAGTAGTGACCCTGTTACAGTTAGTCAAGAACAGATTGTTGCATTGTATAAACCATCTAAAGGTATTTCTGATGTTTATATGCAAGGATCAAGCGGTATCAAAATTCCAAGTGTAACTGATACAGAAAAGCTCACTGGACTATTATAAATACTTGCATGGCAAGGTTTATTCACAGAAATGGCGATAGTAGAAGTTGTGGAGCAACTACGGTTGCACAACAAACAAATGTCAGAGCAAACAATCGACCAATTTCAATACAAGGCGATCCTAACACACACGGCGGCGGAGCTCTTAAAGCAACCGAAACTGTAGGTAAAGTCCGCATTGGCAGTATACCAGTTATATTAGAACAAGATCCTGCTAGTGCAGATGCATTGTGTCCTCCTTTGGGTGGCGCTCATTGTAGTCCAAATGCTAGTAGTGCTAGTCCAAATGTTAGAGCTGGAGGGGGTCAAACAGTACAATGAGTTTTAAAGATTTTAAAGGTGGTCTGCAAAGTGCAAATGACTACTTGGATACAAAACATCATCTCAGCGGTACAAACGCCGCTGGCACTGATGCATTACGTGGTGTAGTAAGTGCAGAATACAGTTTTACCCTCAGAGAATTACTATGTGGACTGTTAGCAGGTAATGGATTAAAATTACCTAATGTACAGTTATGCTTGCACAGTAACATTGGTGCCTTACTTGGTATTCAAGGTTTGCAAAGTGAACTCAATGATGCTTTAACAGAATTACAAGGTGATTTAGAAAAATTTATGGATCACACCAAGTTTGACCAAGTGTTGGGAAGACTTAATGGTGTGTTAGCAGAAGCACAAAATGTTGCTAATATGATTAACTTTTGTAGTGCTCCAGTGGATCCTATTGCTATTCCAAATATGTTAGAACGTGCAATGGGTAGTTTCCTTGGCGCAGGTAAATCAATTACTGATGCTATTGGTGCTATCTCAGATGCAGATATGTGTGCTTGTATTAGTACAAACGGTGGTTTTAATAGTAATGTGTTTAATGGTGGACTACTTGGTAATATCTCAAATAACCTAAGTAGAATTACTAGCGGATCACTAATACAAAGTGAACTTGATGCAATTCTTAATGATGTCAAAGGCATTGGTTCACAAATTACTGGACTAATTGATTTTGAAAATACAATTGGTGGTAGCTATGCAAGAGGTGGTAGTCAGTTTGCTACACCTGATCCAGGTTGTAATGCACAAATTGGTGTTATGCATAATGGAGCAAGTGGCGGTATTGCAGGTAATGCCAGACTAACAAGCCAACTTAAAAGTTTATATGATAGACTAGGTGGATATCCAGTACAGTATTCAAAAGGTGCAAGTACAGGACAACAACTTGCAGGTCATCAGTATGATTCAAATGGTGACAGAGTATTTGGTGAAGAAGTAATAGAATTTCCAAATATTTTCCATTTATTATTGGATCAAGAATTATTAGCATTATTAGAAAGAGATGATAATCCAACACCTGACGTTGACACACAAACTCCTGTAATGGATTATTGTGGAAACATTATAGGATTTACACAAAATCATCAACAGCGTGAAGCTGAAAAAAGTGAAGGTAGTATACCGGTTACTCCACAAGATAGACCAGGATTTAATGCAGGTGGCTTTACTACAGATACTAGTAATATATCAGGTAGTGGTGCAACTGTAAGTGGTACAACTGTTATTAATAACTTTGCTGGTACTGGAAATACATTATTTGTAGTATCAAGTGAAGCGGCACAAAATGCTCTAACAGCAAATGAGGATGATATTATTGTTAGAAGCGATATACTTACAGTATTCACTAGAAAAAATCCAACAACTTTTGCAACTGGTACAATAAATGATTATCAACAAGCAACTAGTACACTATTTGACTTCTTAAATAATTTGAATATAGAACCTAGTAGTGGACTAATTGTTAAAGACGGAACTGTAAGCAGAGCAAGAAGTGTTGAAGGTTCAAGTGGACAACTTAAAGTCAGCAATGGAGATGGTATTGGTGGAAATATTAAAGTTGAACTAGAAGACAACCTAAGACTACCAGGTACCGCGGCTGTTAAAATACCAACTGGTACAACTGCACAAAGACCACAAACTGAAGTAGGTGAAATACGTTATAATACTGATACACATTCAATTGAAGCATACTTTGGTGATACTACTAGTTGGAAAAGTTTATTAACAACATCAAGCAGTGCTGGCATACAAAGTGGGTTAAATGTAGGATCTGGAAGTAACGTATTCAAAGATGTAAGTGGATCTGATCTTAGGTTTAGAACTATTATTGGTGGAACAGGTATAACAGCCACACAGAATACAGATGATATTACACTTACAGATAGTATTACAGCTAGTAACATAGGAACTGGAAGTGGTGTATTCAGTGCTAGAACAGGTGATAACTTTAGTTTCAAAAGTATCACTAGCACAGACGGCACTGTACAAGTTACTAATGATGCTACCAGTGTAAACCTAACTAGTATGGGAGGCGTACCAAGTGACCCATTACAAACAACAGATGGTACTGCAACTGTATTACAGTTTAATGGTGGTACACCAGAACCAGCAAGTGACAAAACTTGGTTCTTTGAAGTAAGAGCATTAGGTGTAGCAACTACTGGTGAAAAACAAGCATTTAAAATTGAAGGGCTTGTGACAAACGTAGCTGGCACATTAAGCATTATAGGTACAAATATTAAGATTGATTACCAAAGAACAGGTACAAGTGATGTCGGTGTTGCTAGTTGGGACGCGATATCAAGTTATAGTCAGGGCGATGTTGTTGAATATAATCTTAACACTTATACGGCTAATAATGCTATAAGTGGAGGAGGCGGCACTAATAATTTAAGTCCGGATCAGGATACTACAAACTGGACAGTATCTTATACAGGATGGAATATAAATGCAGAAGTTATTGCAAATCAATTCCGTGTAAGAGCCAAAGGATCTTCAGGTAAAACTGTTACTTGGAGTTCAGCAATCACATTCATTGAAGCATAAATACACTATCAAGCAGAAAATTTAATTTTTTTATCTTTTTTGGTTGACAAGTAAGTCATCTTGCCATACAATCTTACTATAGTAAGAATGAATGGAGAGATGTCATGGCACATCGAATACTAACATAGGCAATAGAAAGGCAAAACAATGAGGTCAAAAGACACTGGCGATGGTAGAAAGATCTTGGCAAAGGTAGAGGTCCCATTAAGCGTAGAAGACATTGCAACATATGCATTACGTTATCTAGATGAAATCGACGATGACGACCCCAAGGATACGCTCATAACTGCTAACAAGCGAGAAATATTTAATATGGCTAAAACTGCTATATTCAAATGGGGAACACAAGAACCTAAATTATATGTAGCTGAAAACATGAACGGACACTTTGAACCTATACATCAAGTGGTCAAAGCAAAGTTTCCGGAGTGCGACTAATGACAGCAGAAATATTTAATTTTAGTGTTGAACGAGCTAAACGTAAAAGTGGATTTAATGATACTGCACTATTAGAAGATATGGTAGCCGAAGGATATGATCCTTGCGATCCAATTGAAATCCAAAATTATTATCAATGGAAAAACTTCCAAAACGTTATATATGATGATATTGATATTGGACATAACTGGACTGAAGAAGCATTAGATAGACTGTTTACAGATATAAAAAATATGGATCCAACACAAAATATCACTTATACAGTGGATATTTCAGATACAGATCTCAAAGATTTAGTTATTGAAACTGACAAAAACTTTGATTTTTCTCATCTTTTACCTAAAAAATAGCTTGACAGTATGACATCTTGGTGTTATAGTGTATGTAGTTAATAAGGAGAAAGACATGGGAATGAACGTAACAGTGATCCACAAAGCATTTGAAGATGCACCAATCAAAGTAGCAGAAGTTGAAACAACACTTACTAATGTTGATGAAGCACTTGAATATGCTTATCGTTGGACAAACAACGTAATGGGCTCTTGGAGCCGACCTGAGAAGACTTTCTCAGATGGTGAAACAAACGGTGATTACAATCCAGCAGTAACAACACTTGCTCCACTACATAATGGAATGGGACTTCGGTCAACTAGCATGGGAGATCAAATGATAGTTGAAGGTAAAACTTACGAAGTTGCAATGCTTGGTTTTGAAGAGGTTGCTTAATGTTTGATGTATTTCTTGTAAATTTTGGTTACACTCATAGCAGTCATAAAACACTAGAGGCGGCACAAAAAGCCGCCAAAAAGACTGGCTTTGTGTGTAGTATTTTTAACAGTAAAAACCCTTTTGAAGTAATAAAATGGGTATGCCCGGTAGGAGGTGGACGATAATGCAAGTTAATTTTGATTTAGAAGACATTGCCAAAGTACAACATGCAAAATCTTTTACTGAAGCAAAAAGTAACTTTATAAAAGTCTTAGAACGTTCCACAGTAGGAAAAAGCAAACGTCCTATTAGTCCAAATAAAATTTGTTACTATAAGAAAAGAATTACAGAGCTTGGCTCAAAATTAGAACTAGTGAGCTTGTTCTGGAATATGTACATGGCAGGTGAAGGGTTAGGAGTTCCTAATAGTTCATACCAGAAAAACTTTAACAGTTGGAGTCGATAATGAACGAAATATTGCAAGATATTGAAACACTTGAAAGTGCAATCATTAACTTGACAGAAGGTGCAAGTGATGAAAAGCGAATGGCTATATATTCGCTAGAACATATGATTGAACAAAAGAAATCAATCGTAGAAAAGTTCGAAGCAGAAAATGCTCCGGACTATCAATTTACTCTTGACATATAGTAGCTAAAGTATTATATTATATACAAAGGATGGATATATTATGGCTACATATGAAGTTGAAAACATTTTTTATAATAATTATGGAGGCGTACAAACTAAGAGTTGTGACCTCTTTGGTACTAAGAACCAAGCCATGAAACATATGAAAAAAATTGCTAATCAAAGATATGGCTTGAATAAACAGGGCAAAGTTGAAGATGGAGTAGTTACTTTTATCGATGATTATGGAAAGGTAAAAGAACGCATTATTTTTGGCGAAGTGTAAATAACAAAGTAAGTGAGGCAAAAAAATGTATAGAGCAGTAAAGATACTTGCTGTATTTTTTAATACGGCAGTTTTAACCACGTTTGGGTTTATTGCATTTATGATGATTGAAGATGGTCAAGCTGGATCAGTGACGACAAGTACTCCACCTCCAACATTCATAAAAACATATGTAAGTAATGAACCAGAGAGTGGAATAGAACTTATTAAATTAACTAAAGAAATACCCCCACATTTAATTAGTAAAGACCCAGAAGCAATATGCATGGCGCTGAATATCTATTACGAAAGTCGTAGTGATAATCTTGCAGGACAATATGCTGTCGCTGATGTGGTGCTTAATAGAATGCAAGACAATCGATATCCGAATACTGTTTGTGAAGTTATCAAACAAGGACCTGTAAAAGAAAGTTGGAAAACTAAAAAGGATCCCGACTTGCCAGAAAGCGAACGGATGTTCAATCCAATTAGACACATGTGTCAGTTCAGTTGGTGGTGTGATGGTAAAAGTGATGAACCCAGAGACGAAACAGGCTGGGCACAAGCACAATATGTTGCCGGCAACATAATGTATAACGCAAAATACAGAGGTATAACAGAAGGTGCAACACACTATCATGCAACATATGTAAAGCCTAAATGGCGTTTTGATAGGGGTATGAACCATATTGGACGTATAGGATCCCACATATTCTACAGATGGGATTGACCTAATCTAGCATAAATATATGTATGTTAGTAAATGAAGTAATTAATAATGACATAAATGAGGGTCCTAACGATCCTCATATTTTCAAAGCAATATTCCTTGCAGGCGGTCCAGGTTCCGGCAAGGGTTTTGTTGTGAAAAACCTTATGGGTGGTTCTTCCACTGGTTTACGAGTTGTAAACAGTGATGATGTATATGAAAAGCTGGCAAGTATAGCAAAGCCAGAGCCACTAGATTTAAAAGACCCAGAAGTGGTTGCAAGTCCACAAGGGCAGGAAACCAGAGAAAAAGCAAAAAGATTAACCAAAGCTAGACAAGGTAATTACTTGGATGGTAGATTAGGGGTAATCATTGATGGTACTGCTAAAGACGTAGAAAAAACACAACGTCAGAAAAACGAGTTAGAAGCATTAGGTTACGACACTATGATGGTGTTTGTTAACACTAATATGGAAGTAGCACAACAAAGAAACAGAAAGCGAGCCCGTCAATTACCAGACGAAATGGTAATGAAGATGTGGCACTCGGTGCAAGATAATTTAATGAAGTTCCAACAGTTGTTTGGTAACGAAAATTTCTACTTAGTAGATAACAGTGGCGGTTTGGAAGATCCAAATCGTAAGGAAAACTTTGAGACGGTTGAAAAAGCTATAAAGAGATTCATAACCAAACCGCCTCGTAAACCACAAGCAAAATCCTGGCTAGCGGACAAACGTCCGCAATAAGTATATGTAAGAGAAGGATTTTGCAATAATGTATACATATCAATGCAATACAATCAGAGTGATAGATGGAAATACTGTTGACGCTAACATTGACTTAGGTTTTAATGTGACTATTAGACAACGTATTAAACTGTATGGTGTAAATGTAAAAGACATCAGAAGCAGTGAAGAAACAGAAAGACAATCAGCTCTAGCTAGTAAAACAAAACTAACAGAGTTATTAGGTAACGAATTTGTATGTGAAACTATAGTTAACAAAAGAGGAAAAGCAGGTCGAATAATGGGCAAGTTGAGTACAGTTAACGCAGATGGCACAAGTATTGATGTCAATCGGCAACTTATTGAGTTAGGTTTTGCCGAACGCTTTGGAGAATAAATGTTTCTAGGATTATTAGTTTTTATAACAGCTCTATCCATTTCAGCAGTAGCAATTTACTATAGTATTGCTGGTCTGGTAGCTATTTTTGCCGCCGCGGCTATACCTATTATGATTATGGGTGGTGCGTTAGAGATAGGCAAACTTGTAACCGCAGTATGGTTACACAAATATTGGCGCAGAACAGTTTGGTGGTTAAGGACCTATCTTGCAGTAGCAGTTGTTGTGCTAATGTTTATCACCAGTATGGGTATATTTGGTTTCCTTTCCAAAGCACATATTGAACAAACTTCTGCAAGCACAGAAAGTGTAGAACAAGTACAAAGAATAGAAACGGAACTTGCAAGATTTGAAAGTATTATTACTCGGGCTGAACAAAAGATTGAAAAAGCTGAAAGCAGTACTGGTAATCGTAACGATGATATCAATGCACAAATTGAAAAAGAACAAAAGCGAATTGACAATGCGTACACAAGAATCCAACCTGCAATAGACGAACAACAGAAAATTATATCTGATGCTAGAGATACAGACAGTAACAGAACCAAACCCTACGAAGATCAGTTAACGAATATAAAAGATGAGATAGTTAGATTAGAAACAAGTGCAAAAGAATATGAAGAAAAAATAGCTGGTCTTAAAGTAGATAATAGTGCAGTGCAACCACTATTGGATCGCATTGCTAATATACAAGCAACGATAGTTAAAGTTGAAGGTCAAATTGCAAGCGGAGAACGTGAACAAGTAAAACAAGCACAAACAACAATAGGAAGTGTAGCTGATGGTAGTGTAGGGCCGAGAACAAGAGCCAGTGCTAATGCATGGATTGAACAACAAAAATTAGTTATAAATGGGATCAATGATGAAGTAAGTCGCTTAAGAGCAGAATCAAAAACAACAGTAGACGAAGAACGTGTTAGGTTAAGTGGTGTCGTAAAAGACATTAGAACCACACAAATACCTGCACTAAAGAATCGTGAAATGGAAATGCTTGCTAAGATTGAAAATGTTCGTGCAACTGAGTCACCTATAATTGCTACAGCCAGAGACGAGATTGCTAGAATTAGAAAGAGTGCAGATGATCAGGTTAAAGCAAGTAACGAACTGATACAACAACTTAGAGAGAAAATTAAAGTAGATGGTGGTTCTGATGTTGATGCTATTATCGATGAACAAAATGACAAAATAAAATCTGCAAATGCAGAAATAGATATACTTACTGAAGAGAAGTACAAGCTAGAAGCAGAGTATAGAAAACTTGAAGCTGAGGTAGGACCTATAAAATATATCGCAGAACTAATTTATGGTGAGAATGTAGAAAAAGACCTATTAGAAGATGCAGTTAGATGGGTTATAATTACTATTATATTTGTATTTGATCCACTAGCAGTACTCTTGCTTATTGCAAGTCAATACACATTTGAATGGAGAAGAAATGACAAAAAACAACAGTTATCCAATAAAGATGATGATCCAAAACCTATTGAAGAAGATTCCAATGATTCAGAGGAAGAAAGACAATACGAAGATGTCGACCAGGAAACATTGGACAAAGAGTTCGAAAATGAAGATGATGATGGAGTAAAAGGTCCACATCTTTTAAAAGACAAAGAAATAGAAGAACTTTTGGAAAAAGCAGATCCTGAAACACTTGAAGAAGTAGCTAAAGAACTCGGAGTTGAAAAAGAACTTGACAAAGATCCTTATAACCCTTATACTGATACTAGAGTTGATGAAGAGCTTACTGACGAAGAATTGGCTCAAAGACAGAAAAGAAAGTTATACGCACCAGACGGATCACTTGCCGCTAATCCAACTAAAAAAGTTAAAAGTGTTAAAATAAAAAGCATAGCAGAAAAAGCACAAGATAATGAGAAAAGCAAAGACGATGAGTAAACCCACATTATGAGGGAAAACCCAATTTATACCGTTACTCCGCCTGATATGCTCTTACCAGACAATGGTCCGGTAATATCTGTGCTTAGTAAAGAACTTAATTTTATACATGACGTAGAACTGTTATATGAAAATTTATTTAAAACAGTTCCAATTACACTATGTCATCCAAATGGTCAAATAGATGATAAAAATTTAGCATGGATTGTAAGTATGATGAGATTCAGCGATACAGTGTATGTAGATTTAGATAATATAAGCGAATTAGGTATTGCCTGTGTATTAACACAAGAATTAGATAACTTTGTACTAATTAGCAATACAAATAAGAGGAAAGGTATGAAACAACTTTTGAATACAATGAGAAAATTTAATATATATGAAAGTGTCGAAGACTACTCAGAAATAATGTTGGATAGTCTTGAGACAGTTTAGAAATAGGCGTCCTACCAATGAAAGTAGCATGGTAAATGACGCAATCAGATTCCCACAGCTCAGAGTAGTAGGAGAATCTGGTCAAATGGGTGTGATGAGCAAGGATAAAGCTCTTGCACTAGCAGAACAACACAGTACAGATTTAGTAGTTATTAGTCCTGACGGTGATCCACCAGTCGCTAAGTTATTAAATGCTAATAAATACTTCTACGAACAGAAACGCAAAGAAAAAGAAGCGGCTAAGAAACAACGTGAAAACCAAATTGTAATTAAAGAAATGCAATTTAGATTAGGTATTGATCAACACGACTTTGAAACCAAGTGTAAAAACATACTAAAGTTTTTAGAAAAAAACAACAAAGTAAAATGTCAGATTCGTTACAAAGGCAGAGAAAATGCCAACAAGCAACAAGGTTTCGTTGTTATGGATCGTATAGTTGAAACGATTGGAATCGCCCAATGGGAAACTAAGCCCGCAGTAAATGGAAACCGTATGATCGGTGTCTTAATGAGGAAAGAATGAGAAGACCTAAAATGAGTTCTGATATCAACGACAGAGCAGGATTGTATGTAGAAGTACGCAACAATGATGTTACTCGAGCTCTCAGAAAATTAAAAAAGTTAATGAACAACGAAGGCATGATTAAAGACATGCGTAAAAACGAGTACTACGAAAAGCCAAGTGCTAAAAAACGTAGAGAGAAACAACAAGCTCGTAAACGTTGGTTAAAATTACAAGAAAAAAATAAAGATAATTTGTAAAAAAAGGTTGACATCGCAAGCAACCTATACTATATTAGTTATTAATAAGGCGACGGTCTTGTTGGAGTAGTGCAAGGAAATGTGTCTGACCAAGAGGCATAACTTGATTGCTTAGGCGTGGTAGCCAGGTTCAAAGTCTAGCGACTGAGAATCACATCGCTCTCCCGAGCGGAAGTAAGTTCCAGAGGATTTTGAGAATGGTATCTCGGTCGATCTGGTTGGAGGTGAAACCCAAGTCCTCCCTACTCACTATAACTTGACAGTAATAAGATTACAGTCAGACAGATGCGATAAGAGATAAGGTGTCTAGAGATAAGAAATACACATAAGTACAAACAACCCGATAAGATACTTGGGAAACGATATATAAGAATAGGGTAGCTACTTAATAAGCTCGTTGGGGATCATGGTTAATCCCCAAATTGATAAATAAATGTGTAGATGCCAAGTATGGGTCTACTTAACATTAATCTTGCTTAATAAAGGAGATAGCAAATGAATAGATTAACAACCCTCGACATTAATAAACTAACGCCTTATGCAGTAGGCTTCGATAGAGTATTTGACAACATGTTTAACTACATCGAACACAATCAAAATAGCACAGGCGGATACCCTCCCTACAACATTGTAAAAGACGGTGAAAAATTCCAAATTGAAATTGCCCTAGCAGGCGTTGCAAAAGAGGATTTGACTATCACAGTTGCGGAAGGTGTACTTACTATTGAACACAAACCAGAAGGCGAAGTAGAGCCAAAAGGTTGGGAATGGCTACATAAAGGCATTGCCCAAAGAAGTTTCAAACGTAACTTCACACTTACAGACGATATTGTAGTGCAAGGTTCTAGAATGGAAAATGGTATGCTTTATATTGAACTAGAGCGAATCATTCCAGAGGAAAAGAAACCTAAAACAATCGCTATCAAATAAAGTAAAGTGGGGGTAGAAATGCCCCCACTAACTTGGGTAAATACTAGTATGGATACAGAAGTCGAAATTAAAAATACGGATAAGTTGGATATTTCAAAGCCAAAGAAATATAGTGTTATCATGTATAATGATGATAGTACACCCATGGAATTTGTTATCGAATTGTTAGTTAATGTGTTTAATCATAGCGAAGAAGGTGCTAGAGATATTACAGTAAAAGTACACAGTGAAGGCAAAGGTGTTGCTGGAGTATACTATTATGAAATTGCAGAACAAAAAATGGCAGAAAGCGTTTCGGTAAGTCGAGTGGCAGGATACCCGCTGGCTTTGGATCTAGAAGAACTATAAACATATAGAGGTTCCCAATGAGAATAGAAGATGAAGTTAAACTTGACTACAGTGATGTCTTGATTAGACCCAAGCGAAGCACACTAGGTAGTCGTAAACAAGTGCGGATGGATCGGCGCTTTGAATTTAGACACTATGGTAATCCATTAAACGAAGAAACCCATTATGAAGGTATTCCTATTATGGCTAGTAATATGGATGGAGTGGGTACATTTGAAATGGCTGACACATTAGGTGAAAAAGGTATCTTTACTTGTTTAGTTAAAACTTATAGTGTAGCTGAACTTGTAGGATATTTTGATGAGCAATCTGCACCTGCATGGAGGCGTGAACACGTTGCTATGAGCATTGGTGTAAAAGAAGAAGATGAACAAAAGTTTAGAAATGTATATGAACAAGTTGGTGACAAACTAAAATATGTTTGTATTGATGTAGCAAATGGATACAGTCAACGTTTTATAGAATATGTAAAAGAATTTAGACAAAACTATCCTAACTTGGTCATTATTGCAGGTAATGTTGTTACCGCAGATCAAACACAGGAGTTAATACTAAATGGAGCAGACATCATCAAAGTCGGAATCGGACCAGGGTCGGTTTGTACGACTCGCATACAGACTGGGGTGGGCTATCCCCAACTTAGTGCGGTTATTGAGTGTGCCGATGCGGCGCATGGACTGGGAGGACATATTATTGCTGACGGCGGTTGTACTTGCCCTGGTGATGTTGCAAAGGCTTTCGCTGGAGGTGCTGACTTTGTAATGCTTGGAGGTATGCTTGCAGGACATGACGAAGGTGGTGGAGAAGTTATAGTTAAAAAATACATAACAGATGAAATAGTAGATCGTGTAGGCAATAGAGTAATTGAAGAAAAACAGTTTATACAATTTTATGGCATGAGTAGTACAACTGCTAATGACAAACATTTTGATGGACTAAAAGACTATAGAGCATCAGAAGGGCGTACAGTGCTTGTACCATACCGAGGTCCTGTTGCAAATACATTGCAAAACGTACTAGGTGGTGTAAGAAGCACACTGACTTATGTGGGTGCAATGAAACTTAAACAATTAGCTAAGTGTACGACATTTATTAAAGTAAACAATCAGTTCAACAAAACCTACGAGTCTACAACGACTGGAAACTAATAAATAACTGTAACGAAGGAAATAGCTATGAGTGATTTAGATATATTAAAACGTAACGCTGGTATTGTTAAAGAAGAACCAGAAACTATGAAGATCAAAGTTATAAACAGTGGTTATGGAACTGACATGGGCTATAAAGAAGCTACTGTTATAGGTCCTGAACTAGGTTTCAATAACATGCCAGTACTCAGAGTTCAAATTAAAGATGTTAACATGGGTGATCCTGTCATCGCTGACTGGAAAGACGGCGAGTGGGTCGTGGATATGGACTGATGCGAGCTACACAGTTTTTACAAGAATACGAAGACCTCGATAAAGAGAAACAAAACATAATCTCTACTATTAGTGGATTAGATGCCAACACTCCTGAGCAAGCGGCATTGCTAGATCGTATTTGGAAACTGTTGAATAGCGAAACATTTGGATCTAATATCAACAATGCATTTGTTACTACAACAAAAGATGAGTACATGCAGGCTTCTACACTAGAAGCACATAGAAGAAATGTTGCAGAGATTATCAGTAGACTTGATAGTGATTATGCGGCACTAGGCGGATTTCTTAAAAAACTAGAAGGCGGCGGTGCTATAGACATAGGAGCATTAAGCCAGCCTGTTAATACATTTAACAGTGTGTTTGGTGGAGATGCAGTTGCAATCAAAGCCTTTGATGCACTAAAAGGTTATGGTGTAGGTGAGAAACAAAAAGGTCCTGGTGAGTTTGCACTTGCTATGATGAGCAACAAAATACGTTTAGCACAAGGCGAAGGCGATACTGAGATTGACGGTATCGGTAAAGTAGAAGTCAAAGCCGCAATGGGAGCCAAAGGCAGTGGCGGACGTTTAGGACATGGCGGTCCTAATAGTGAAGCACAAATGAAAACTATTGTGAACTACGAACAAGTACTTCCTAATATGGTTGCAGGTATTAAAGCAAAAGCTGGCGGCACTATTAGTTTAGGTGTGTTTATTGATGCTGTAAATGCTGAACTTCCGGTAGGCGGAAAAAATGCACTAGGTAATAACAATGATGTAAGATTTGATTTGGGTAACAAACTTTGGTCGCCAATTTTTGGTAATGGTGGAAGTGCTATTGCTAGAGTGTTTTCACAAAACGAAGCCAGAGAAGCAACCGAAAACGAATATGTTAAACAAAACTTCGAATGGTATAAAACAAGAGACAAATTTGATGCATACCTGTTACTAAGTTTTACTTACGGTAAAACTGCAATGGGAAGAACAGGAGATGACATTATTAAGATCAAACAAGCAGGAATGCTTGGAACGTTTGCTATTAGTGTTGTGCCAAGTAAAGCGGCACCAAGAGAAGTCTTTGCACAAATTTCATTAAACAATTCAGGTGTGTAAATTTTACGCACACGATATGCATGTAACGCATAACTTAGGACAGTGATCCTTACATAAATAAATGCGTAAGACAAAGCGACCTCAGCTTGGAAAAAATGAGTGGCACTTGGGAAAGACTAAGTGACGCCGGAAACAGACCGGGGTATTGCTTCCCTCAAGCATCATAAAATTTAAAGGAGACCAAGATGGCAAAAAAGCTATTCGGAAGCCTTGTGAGCATGTTTGAGAGTAAGAAACTCAAAGATTCAGACATACTAATATGGGCAAAAACAGAATACTCAAAAGATTGGGAATTCGCATTTAACCACATAAAATATTATAGCAAAGGACCGAAATAATATGAAGAACTTTATTTCAAAAATATTTAAATTCGGTTGGGAAAGACAAGACCCAATCGAAACTTACTTGGCAAATTCAGTAGATTTAGTAGACCTAGAACAAAGGCAAAAAGCACTTGTATATGGTACAGTCAATCCAAACTTGAGAGGATGGATATAATGACAGCATTAGCTATGGAATATGTATTAAGTCCACTAGGACAATTTTTTGTAGATTTTGCAAACGGATTCAGAATAACTTTTGAAGTCGCAGGCAGAGCCAGAGCCGCAAGTGAGCTAACTCGTTTAGGTTATCACAAAGAAGCTAAGAAGCTGATGCTCGAAGTAAAAAAACTTAGAGGTGAAGACTAATGTTAGATCCAGATCATTCATATCGTAAAAAGGTAGGAAAATAATGTGGCCCTATACAGATGAAGAAGCAGACTTTTTAAATAAACCTGCTACAAAATAACACACTTAAAAGTAAAAAAACAGGTTGATTTTCGAGTCAACCTGTACTATATAGTAATATATGTAAGAAAGAAAAGGAACCTTTAATGAACAAATCTATCTTAATAACAATGGCACTTACCTTCTTAGGTACAATATTTCTTCAAGCCGCACAAGCTGAAGATATGACAATTGACATGTTAAACAAAAGAGATGACGGAGCAAAAATGGTTTACAGTGTAGACGTTGCTCGTATTGATGTAGGTGATACAATCACTTGGAACCCAAAATCAAAAGGACATAATGTACATTTTATTGCAGGTCCAGATGGTTGGGACATTCCAAAGAAATCAAAAAATAACAAAGAAGTTGCTATTACATTTGATACACCAGGTGTATACTTGTACCAATGCACACCACATGCAAGTATGGGTATGATTGCTATGGTAGTTGTAGGTGATGATACATCTAACCTCGATGCTATTGCAGGTTACAAAGCAAGAGGCAAATCAAAAAAGAAACTTAAAGTACTACTAGAAGACTTCTAATGGTTAATAGTATTGTAAGTAGAATACCTGAGTTTTGTTTGAGCCACTGGCTACTGCGAATCCCGCTAGCTATTGTGTTCATACAACAGGGTCTGAGCAAATTTCCAGTCACTGTTGAAGGGGCTGAAAGTTTTGATCTTCCATTCATAGTATGGTGGTTCGCATCATATGGAGAAGTAGGCGCAGGTGTAGGTTTACTAGTTGCTGGTTTATTAGCTGGTTGGGCATGGGGTCGTGACTATGGTGATATGCTAACACGTTTTTGTGGTATTACAATTTGTAGTATTATGACAGGTGTTATATGGGTAGGAGAACCAGCCAGTTTAATGGATGTAATTTTATATGATAATCTACATGTACTGTTATGGGTAGGTGGATTATTTTTTGCACTAAGGGGAAATCGAACATGAGTGAAAACTATTGTACAACAAAAGGACTAGGCTGGGCTACTTTAATACTAGTAGGCTTTATTTTATTTGTGCCAATGGGCATGACCTATGCAAGTGTAGGACATGATGACTATGCACGTTATTGTAAAATGACTCCTATACTACCTTGTTTTGGAGTAGGCGAATGACTTACACAATATTACACCAAACTACAGGAATTGCTTCTGAAATGTTTTTCGATTCAGATGAACAACGGAAGCAATGGCTAAAGAACAGCGAAGGCTGGGTATGCTTAGGGCCATTAGAATACAACTTGCCAACTCGTCACGTTAGAATGCAAAACAAAGAGGAGTTTGCTGGATGGGGGAGTTAGACGTAAGGCAAGCCGCACAAGAAGAAGCAGAACGTACATTTGAAATGTTTATGGTATGGACCAAACGAACATGTCTTGCGTTTGGTTTATTTGGTGCAGTTGTTGTTGTAGGTTGTAACAGTGGAGTTGAAACTGGGCCTAATGCAACTGGTTCTAAATATAACGGCGAGCAGTATGCTCCTATGAACTTGAATGTAAAGAAATGAATCCACAAAAGCGAACAGTTTACCTAATGCTTGGTATCTGTTTGCTTTTACATTTTATAGTTATACCTATATGGATGTGGAGTTTGGGATTATGATAGAAGCAATAATA